GATATGATTGTGAAAATGTGTAGAGCTAGTCCTGAATTGTATGTTGATTTCCTTGCTTTCTTTTCTGACCAATTGAATACCCTCCAAACTGCCCCGTCTTACCCTGACCCTCCCCAATCAACCTTTGAATCGGTGCGACAGAAGTTCACTGCTTCCACCTGGAAGTGGTGCTCAACTGCTGCAACGAAACACCCAATCCTCACCCTCCTTTTTGGTTTTGGTTTGCTTTACTCCTCTGCTGTTATTACCTTTGGTGCTCTTTCTCATGTTATTTCTCTCATTCGTTTTGCTGTTTCTCAATTTAGTCATTCGTACCCAGAGGCAAATTCGCTGGGAGCTAAGAAGTTCGCTGAAAAGCGCGCTCCTGTGGCCCAGTCGATTGGCTTCAAGAAAATAAACCAAGGTAACGTCCCGATAGCCAATAGTATAGATCTCAATGCTCACCAAGTCGGCCTTTCCCTTTTGAAGAATGTTGCTTTCCTTCGTATTTCTACTGAAAATAGTGTTTTTGATTTGAATGGTTTGTTTGTCCGTGGTCGTTCTTTTATTTCTTACCTTCATGGCTGGAATACTTTGAAAATGATTTTTGATCAGTGCACCTCTTACCAACTTCAACTTTTGAATTGTGATGGACAAGTGATGTATAATGTTAGAATGGAAGACTTGAAGGTCGTGATCCGCGAACCTGGTGCCACTGGCTCCAATTTCGATGATCGTTGCCTGATTGAATTTCCCCGATATGTAAATTCTGCTCGTGATGTAGTTGATAATTTTGTTCCTTCTTCCCGTTTTGCTGATATTGAAAATTTCTCAGTTACTCTTATTACCCCTGTTTCTGGCCAAAAGTCTGATTCTGCCCGTGTTGTGATTCAATCTGCTCCTACTTGTAACCTTTTCATGAATTCGAAATATAGTTTGAAGGGTGAGCTGAAGTACACCGCTCTGCTTCGGTACGAATGTGCCACTCAGAAAGGTGACTGTGGTTCTCCCCTCCTCTCTCATAACCCCCGTTCAACTGGGAAAATTGCTGGACTTCATATTGCCTCCTCTTCTTCTTTCTCTTATGCTATCCCTTGGTCTCGTGAATGTGTGGATGATTTTTTGTCTCGTCTTGATACCTCCCTTCATTTCTCTGCTCCTGATTTCTCTGACGAAGTTGACG